TAAACTTACTTCAATTCAATAAATTAATAAGGTCGTGTTTTAAATAGGATTGGTTTCTATCAATCCTATTTTTTTTGTTGTGTGTGAGGTGGGTATGTAATGGGAGAGAGGGTAAAAGATGTTTATGTAACGTGGGAGATATGTGAGAAAGAGGTTTATGTGATGATGGATGTGATGATGGATATGAAAAAAAATGTTTATGTAATGGGAGAGAGGGGGTACCTATCACGAACCTCCCGCCCCCGAAACGCGTTTTCTCCCCCACACCCCCTTCGCTGGAAAACCGGAAACGGGTTTTTACCTTAAACCTGCAAACTCGCTGATTATCAACAGTTTATTTAAATTATTGATAATCAATGTATTATTATAACATATTGATTATAAACCACTTAAATAAGCATATATCCTACATATTAATGTACGCGTATAATACTGCTCTTGTGTGTTTTGTAACTTGCTGATAATCAGATGATAGAATCGAAATTAATACAAGTTAACAAAAAAAAGATAGCATATATATATGTAATACTGAAAAAGGTTGTATATTTGCACCGTATTCAAGCGAGAATATTGGCGTTACATAATGAAGCTATATATATACTCCCGTTGGGTGTATTGTATGGTGATACCTTTTGCCTCTTTGCGTTGTAAAGGGGTGATATATTGAGGTGATATTGTTTAACAAATAAATACATATTGATATGATTACAAAGAAAAATGTTAACAAGCTACAGAACGCTGTTATTAAAGAGAATGCCTCTAACCTGGTGGGTGCTGTAAAGTTGTATAATGCTTTATTTGCAAATGGTGCTGACCTGAAAGCAATTTGTAAGACGTTGGAAATACCAGCCGAATATGCTGTAAAGGTTGCAGCACTCGCAAAGGACAAAAAACGGCTGGTTGCCGTGTGTAGCCAAATGTTGCCTAAAGTGGGTGATACCTTTGTTAAATTTTCTCTATACTCTAAAGTATATAAGGATAACAAGGTAGACAAGGAAAAAGGAATCGAGGCAAAAACGGCTGATTGGTGCGCGGAAAATGTGGTTTATGGAAGTGAGTATAAACCTTTCGGATTTGCAACCGCGGAAACGTTGGAAACGAAAAGTAGTGCAAAATGGATCATTAAAGAGACGGACGAATATAAATCCACTTATGTAGCCGTTAAGATCAAATCTTATTCGATTCGTACCGTTGCAAAGTGTGTATCTGAGTATTTAGCACACGAAAGCAATCAGCAGTGAAAAAACAAGGTTGGGCGCGTACCTTTAAACGCGTCTGTACGCCGTTGTCGGTGGGTGCACGTCCCGCGTATGCTTTAGACTGAAGCCGGCAAAACAGAGAGTTATTTTACATATTGGGGATAAATATACCGTTGCCCTTGCCGTTGGCAATTAAAGGGCTGGTATTACTGCATGGACTATCCGAATAGGTATGGTTTATGTTAGGTATGTGATTACAGTTTGGAAAACATGCCGTTGTGCGAGGTTTATCTCCAGATCGAAACGTGTCTTACTTGCTTGCACGAAAAATAGAACAAGGCTGTAGATTAAATTACAGGGTACAAGCATGTAACCTACCATGTAGGGACGTGCCGTATCAAAACGCAAGGACACAATCGCCTTTATTTGTGGCTAAATTGTGTAGCAGACGGAAAATATAATAACAACATAGTACGGGCCTGTACACAAGAACTACGTACTAATTACGGGCTGTTGGTTGTAGCATAAAATCTCTATAGGATAGGAATGCGCGTCCGGTTCGATTCCGGAGCAACCTCTAAATTATAAATAATATAATAGCATGGAAAAGAAAGCAATGATCAACGCTTTAACTGAAGCGTTCAATAAATCTAAAAACAGTTGCGTAAAAATAACATTACGTAACTATATCGAGACGGTGAAAGCACTAAGCGAAAGTGAGTACAAAGAGGCGGAAGGTTTCTATATTGAAGCGCTTAACCGCTGGGGTTAATTATAATTAAAGCATAAAGAAAATGGAAAGGAAATTTAAATCTCATATGGTAGACGTCCGCGGTCTGTCCAGGAAAGAAGCTAAAGAAAAGCGGAAAAGAGCGTATCGTGAATTTATGTTGTATCGTGATCTCAAAGAAGCGTATCATGCCGATACAGGAAAGGACAAATGCAAGCGTAAAGTTCATACATCACGAACATACGTCAAGGAAAACATAAACAGCATTTAAATAGGAGTAGGGTTTTTTCGAATATCGGAGCAGCCCTATTTTTGTATCCTACTCTTTCTATTTATTGGTAAGATATTCTGAGAGTGAACGGCGGACGTGAACGATATTGGTCTAAAATGAAACTAAAATAGGATAGTTTGGATATAATGCCGGTATTTTGTCTATGTCATGTCGTTAAAATTGGTATAAAACGAAACTTGAGGCGGTTTTCTGACCCAAAATAGGGTGTCGGATGCCGCCTTTTTCATCTCTATGGATTGAAAATCAGGCTTATTGTATTTTTCTTAAAAACGAGGTATGCTTGATTATCAATTAGTTATGTTTTATAATACCCGTATTTTCGGACATACTTATTGTATTTTTTTTATTCTATGTGGTGGTTTTTATTAGTAGCTGATCTTTATTTTCTGTCGGTTGGTATTCGCTCTATGTTGGAGTACGGACCGGATCAGTATAATATTGTAATGGTCTTTTGCTTTTCTTTGTTGGCTTTGATTATAGGTTTAAATATCTATCTTGATAGGAGGAGCAGGCGGTAGGGCGTGGGCTGAAGGCTCTCTATTCTCTCTATGGAATGATATTACCTCCAAATCCCCCATACTTCATGCCAGAGTATAAGCTTGTAGCGCTCTCCGTATGCCGGTAGTGAGGCGGTAGGGCGTGGGTTCTATGCGGAAAGCCGGAGGATTAGCGGGAGTTGGAGAGGGGGAGGGGGAGGGCACTGTCTTCCCACAAAATTCAACTGTCTTCCCACAAAATTCAACTGTCTTCCCACAAAATTCAACAGATCAGTGCTTTAAAACAGCACAATGTAGGATTTTCCCACAAAATTCAACAGATCAGTGCTTTAAAACAGCACAATGTAGGATTTTCCAACAAAATTAAGACTTACAGCGTTTTTAAAACAGTATTCTGTAGGTAAGGGTTAAGGACTGTATTATGTGAGTATTTTTTTTCAATCGGAATGTATAACAATTAAAACATAAACAACATGAACGTATATGACTTTGCGCCTGACTTAGATTTGAGTAAGGAGGGAGAAGGTTCTATTTTTGGAGTGAAAGGAATAGAAGGTAGTGATGGTATAGTATATGCTAAGGTAGTTAGCTGTGCAGAAGTTAAGGATTACAGTTGTGAGGGGTGTATTTTTCATGATTGTTATAAGAATAAATGTTTATTATCGAGTAGTGATAGTTGTATAGATGGAGATTGGCTTTGTAGGTACGAACAGGCTGCCATAGAGGGGGAGTAGGCGGCGCCTTGGGCTAAGGCCTGCGGTTGTAGGTGGAACGTAGGTCGGAGCAGAGCCGGAACAGTTTGTTGTGGAACTAAAAAAAATAAAAAGGAGGAGATAGCGATATGAAAAAGGCATTTAAGATATTTTCTATTATGTTTGTCATAGAAATAGTGCTGATAGCTATTTTAGATGCTATGGCGTAAGTGAGAAAAATTTCTTCATTAATTTTCTTATGCTTTAGACAGAGTGCTCCCGTCTGCGAAGATCGGAGCACTTGCTTTATGGGATTCATGGTGCAGCAAGTCGGTTCGATTCCGGCGATCTCACACAACATTAAAATAGGGAAGAACATGTTAAAAGAAGAATTTGAAGAACTGATTAAAAGGGAGGTAAACGAAAATCAGTATAAAAACATAGAAACGGCATACGAGGCTTTGCCGGAGTATATGGATAAGATGTATTTAGCAAGTGCTATTTCAAATGATATTGGGAAAGCTATTAATGTCTTATCGTTTTTAGGATCGCATATAAGCGAGTTAATGGGTTCGATAATAATCGAAAGGCAAAAGGTGGAATCATGTGCCTATGATTTAATAAACAAATCGCATGAGGAGGATGACTTGAAAGCAAGAGAGATTGCCGTGCGATTAATAGGAGAGAGGGAAACAGTGGCATACACAGTAAAAGAAGGGCTGCCATTGTGGGAACAAGATAAAAAGTTTATAATAGAATTAATAAAGGAGGATAGAAAATGAAAGACGGTATTGTATTGCATCCAGAGCATGGGTTGAATCCATCCATAGAACTATGCATAGTATGCGGTGAAGAGATGGGGATTGCTTTATTAGGGAATAACATCAAAGGGCAGGCGCCGCATCATATATGTACGGGAGAAATATGTGACAATTGCAAAAAGATAATAGATGACGGAGGCTGTTTTATTATCGAAGTCGAGGATGGATCAGATCAAAAGAATCCGTATCGTACAGGGAGATATTGTGCGATAAAAAAAGAGGCAGCAAAGAAAATACTTGGACATGAACATAGTGTTGTGTACATGGAAAAGTCTGCATACAGTCAAATAATACCACAAAAATAAAGAAGAATATGTTTACAAAAGAAGAGCGATTATTCATATGGAAAAAGGTATATGAGATGATTGATAGGTTAGAGGATGGGGAATACATATGTGTTGCGTTAAGAAATGTAGTGTTTATGTATTTCAAAACACATAAAAATATCTATGAGTTTCGTTCAGACGAAATGGTGAGAATATATTTCCCGGAATTGGAAGAGAAGATAAGTATGGCCACAGAACCAGAGGAAACAAGAACGTTTTATGGGTGGTTTGGTTGTATTAGTCCAGAAACGAAGGAGGTAAGGCTGAATATTGTGAAAGATATTATAAAAGAGTTAGAATAGTATTTTTGTTAATCTATTTTATTCATCAAATTAAGTTTTGGGTTTTGGCATGTCGGTTCGTGAGAATAGGCATGTCTATTTGTGTATCATAGAGGGATGGCGCGGCGTGCCGGTATGTATGTGCCGGTCCTGGTTCGATTCTGGGCATCTCACAAACAATAAAACAAAAGAGTTATGAGAATATACAAAAATGATATTATAAAGGCGTCAGCAATAAGCACCGGCGCCAACAGAGGTGTGTTGCTGTGTTCAATAACAGATTCAGGATTCACGTCTATAGCGGGCGTAATATCGGCTGTTAAAGATAAGTTACCAGGCAAAGATCATAAGAAGATGATTTTTGAAATACGGAATGATGGAAGAAACGAATATGGCAGATATAATAATTGTGGAGGAAAAATATGAAATACAGAGGTCTGTTGCTTCCTATGATATTAGCTGCAATGTGTGGAGATGATGCCTTTATGTTAAATACTAAAAGGGGAAAAGGAATGCAATCTACATATAGAAGAGAAAAGATTGTCAGAACAGAAAAAGAATTTGATATTAATGGTACTAAAGTAATGGCATACTCAAGAAAGGATGCCATTAAGAGATTAAAACATAAGAAGTAGAAAACGTATTTTTATGTTAATGTTAGTTTTTTTCATTTTTATTGAAAGGAGCGCCGGCCTGTGAAGGTATGCGCTCTTTGTATTTATATAATGCTTGACATACTCCCATCGCTAAAGCAAACGGGATTCTTGGATACAAACGTACGGAACCCCCGGTTTTACAATCGTTGGAATCACCCGCACTTTCCAACTCGGAAATGCCCTTCCGAGGTCGCAAGACAGGGCAAATATAATGTTTAATTATCATCTGACACATAAATGGGATCAGTATTACCATTAAATAACATAAAACAATAATAAGATGACAGATAATAACATAGATGTGAATATCGTACCTGTAAAGAATGGTGCGAAACGTGTTGTGGTATCATATTACCATTATTCACGCAAGGACAAAAATCACATGAGTTCCCAAACGGATTACGTTTGGGAAACAAAGAATGAAGAAATGTTTAAATACTTTGAGGCCAGGAGGACAAAAGTATTTTATAGTCAGATTCGTGCCATGTGTAGATTCTATGGCAAGAAAAATGTACGTAAATACAAAAAGTTATGATATTAAAAACGACAACCAACGAGTTTTGTTTCATTAACGTAAGTTTCTATGAAACAATAGCAGATCCTCGATATTTCTTTGAACAAGATTATGAAGAGATGCCGGAATATGAGGAGGAATTAGATTTTGATTTTGATTCTTATTGCAATAAGTTTATTCCTTTTGTACAGGAATGGGCGAATAAGGTGGGCGAACGCCTTTATGAATATGGTGTGAATAACATAAAGGTAATATCGGTCGGACATCCAAAAGATCGCAATTATGGTACTGATTGGATGGATGTAAGGATAGAGTTTTGTGATGAATGGAGGCAAAAGATGTTATCTAACATTGGTAAGATTGTTAATGATGATAAATGCAAGAAGTATGCGGAGGCTAATTACCGGTCGGTATCAGGATACATCTTTTTAGGGCCTGAAGATTTAAAGGAATTTGAAAAGGAAATAATAGAAAGAAAGTCAGATTCGGGATATGATGTAACAATATTGTTAAATATGTATCTAACTTTGGCTTTTGTAAAAGAATTTGGATTTAAAGCCGGAGAAGCATGGAGTGAAATAACAGAATATGCTTACGGATGTTTGTCGTATTCTGATTTTGCAACAACAGAAATGCTTATACCGGAAGGTTCGGAGCATTTATTCAAAGACATTTACACGGCAAAGGCCGACGAATTATATCATCATGTCCTGGATAAATTCGGATGGGCGTGGCGTGATCCGAAATATAAGTCAGAAACAGAATTATGCGCAATGTTAAAATGGGCAAAAGAAAAAGGCTTGACCATTGAAGAGTTAAGTATTTAATTGTTAAACATAAGGCAGTAGTGGTGCGTGAGTATAGGTGCTGCCGTTAAAATATTTTATAAGATGAAAAAAGAAGAGATTCAAACTATTTTATACACAATAAAAGAAGGAGACAGTATTAAGATCAAAGTACAAGACAAAAGTGAAGAGATAAGACTGCGGGATCATGTAAGAAGAGTACAGAAATACGGATACAGATTTTGTTTGTCTCATTTACATGATGGAATTTTCTATCTGGAGAAGTTAAAAGAAGGGGATAAGGATAAATACTATAGAGTAATAAACAGAGGAAATGGAAAGACCGGAGTATAACAAGCTACGTAAAATGGCTAAGACTACTCCAGGTCTGATAGTGGACGAGGCGCAAAACATGATGCGTGTATCGCTATACGATAATGGGGAACTTAAGAAGGTGGTAGTAGTAATGAAATGCGATTCTTTTTTACAGTCAAAAAGTAACATAGAAAAGATAATGTTATTATCATCTTCTATAGAAGATAGAAAAAACAAAGAAAAAAATAAAACAAAATCAGAAAATGAACAGAATAACAAAAATAAGAGAAGAAATAGGAGGAAAACAGGTTGATTTGACCTTTTACGGGCGCTTTTGCAGCCTTATCGAAGGTGATAGGAAGATAATACTAAGGGCGATAAAAAACGGTCGTAAAAAAGGCGTAATCGGAGCCATTCAGCCTGGGAGACATGATAGAATTTGGACCACATGGTCTATTGCTTTTGATGATTTGAAGGTAGGGGATACGGTAGAGTTCAGTACATCTGGAAAATACAATCCCGGATTTCATGCTACGGAAAAGTATGTAGGGTGTGTAGAATGGATAAGGGGATCGGAATGTGCGATAAAAACCGGCAATGGAATAGCAGTAGTATTAATTAAACATGTAGAAAGGGTGGTAAAATAATGGATTTAAGGATGTTTATAGACCTATTTCAGGAGATTGAGGTAGAGAACTTGTTTAAAGCGTTAGATTTATGTATGGAATATGTAAGATTAGATTTACATGTGTTTAATGTAGGAGCTTATGTAACGTGTTCATACAGTAATGATCTTGAATCTCTTTCACAGGCAGAAGGTTGTAATGTGAATATGATAATAGAGGTACCCCACTTATTCGAAGCATTCATGGAATATGCTTCACCGGAAATGAAGTTGTATTATGAAAAACTAACAGAGATAGTATAATATGAAAGAAGAAGTAGAACGGATAAAGAAGTTGGTAGGCATAGATCATAACAGATGGGAGCAACCTTGTACATGTGATAAATGCAAGAACATGTGTAAGGTTCCTTGTATTGGTACGCCAAAAGACATAGAGGCTATCATAGATGCCGGATACGCTGACAGGTTAAAAGAAACAATGTGGATGGTAGGGTATCTTGCAGTGAAAGAAAAACCAATAGCGATGATCCAGCCAACAGAGAAAGACGGGTGGTGCGCATTCCGCCGGCCGGACGGTCTATGCGAGCTGCATGACCGTGGACTAAAGCCGACTGAAGGAGTTCTGGCTTCTTGTAAGGTGGTTAAAGAAGACAATGTCCCAACATATGAAACGTCTGTACTTAGAGCAGTAGCTCATGAGTGGGTTAAGGTAGAGAACTTCGCAACTATAATGAGGGTCGTTTTTAAATTTTTGCATGAAAATGAACGTAGAAAATAAATTAGATAAAGTGGTTAATATCCTAAAAGAAAAAGGATTTGTAGTATATAGAAAGGGCGGGAAGGAGCCAGGTGTGTTTTACGCTAAAGAAGGTGACAGCCGGATAGGATTCGTTTATCCCAACAACGGATATATATATGATAGAATAAAAATGTGGTCTTTTTCAAGGATATATAAACCACATAAGAAAACCGGGTCTTCGTGTTTAATGAGCGTCAGCGACGAATTTACGATAGAGAATGCGATTAAGAACATAGAGGATAGACTGTGGGTGAATTATATAAAAGATGGTAACAGAAAACGACCAGAAGAATATAAAAATATAAGAGAATTTGTTGGTAGCTTCACTAAATTCTACAGCTCTGTAGAATTAGTTGAGGTTAAGTAGTTTTCCATGTAAGTTAGTTACCGGCACTGGTCTGCGAAGATAGGCGCCGTTTTTTTATTCAAGGAAGGAGGACAAAGATGGGAAAAAGAGACAAGGAGATACCTTATGAGGTAGTCATACAGGAAAGAAAAAGAGTGGATTTATATGGTAACGTAGTGTATTATATCTATTGGTTTGATAAATATGGGTACAATATCACAAACGAATGGAAATTCTGGAGCAAGGGTCCGAAAAAGAAATACGATAGAGTTAATCGTTATCTAACGGATAGTTGGCTGAAGGAATACTGTGGGAATAACAATTTAAAGATAAGGAGAATAAAGGAATGAAGCCGGGAAAGTATGTTATGGTAACAAACGAGTGCGGTGCTTTGGATATTATAAAAGAAAAATTTGACAATATAAATATAGTGGAATATGGATCTGAATGAATTGTACAAAGAAATAGAAAAAGCAGAGATTGATCTGAATGCAAAAAGATTAAAGTACATCAAAGAGGCATTAGTGGAGAATGGTGGAAGTATAAAGCTAAAATTTAAAAAATGGGGAGAAGATAATAATGCGTTTGACTTTGATGATCAGTTTCCGGTGATAATAGAAATTGCTGGGATTCCTATGTTTTTAACGGAGGTGTATGTCAAAAAAAACGATTTTCGTATGGTTCTGCTGGACTATGATGATATGACTTTAGGTGATTTTGATAATACAGGGGAAAATGAACAGGTTGCTTATTTTATTAACTATTGCTTAAATCAAGACAAAGATGGGAAAGAGTAGAAAAGATTATGAGAAGTTTCTTAACTCCATATCTCCAGATAGAGACGATGAGGCATGGATCATTGGAGGAAAGAACAGGTATTGCGGTAGAGAGAATTATGGTACTATGATCAAAAGGTATGATCCTATTGGTTTTAACGTAGGATACAGGGAGTGGGCAGAGCAGCCAGGGTAAGGAGGCGCCCGTCCTGCCATGAGGCCAGCCTGGCTGTTCGTGGCCAGGGCCATACATTAATCAGATAGTGAACGGCGAAAACAATACATAAAATGGGAAACGAATTAAAACTTAACAGCGCAGAAGAAGCAGAAGTAATTTTAAGAAATGGTGGCTGATTATAAAGGTCGCATATATGAATATTACGAGTTCAAGAGAGAGGTCATTGATAAGATAAGATAATTATATACCTAAAATAATAGTTTATGACATTCAAAGAATTTATGAAAGAAGTGGGCTATAACCTACTGACTACCTTTTGGGAAGATTTTAGTATAGCCGACAAGTATGGTATAGTAGGTGTCAAAGATACCTACAGACGTGCGTTCAATGAATGGAAAGACGATTATAAGTTCTTCACGGAATTAACGCTCGTATTGAATCATAAAATCTGGCAGCATTATGAAAGCAATCGTGAACTGGCTGCATTGTATGACCAGTTGTGGCGAGAAGCTGACGAGTATGCCATGAGCAACTTTAAGGGAGAAGAACTTGATTATTATTACAGAATAACCGATTAGCTATGTTATACCCGTTTTCATTGACGCTTGACTTATATATACAAGCCGAATCGTTTGAAGAAGCCAAGAAATTAGCAGAAGCATACGTACAAGATGCTTCGTTAGATACAACTGACTATCCGGAAATAGTACAGGATGTGTTGGAAGTGGCAGAGTATGGAATAATTGATGTAGAATAATAAATTAATATTATGACAGCAGCAGAAAAATTGCGTATGGAAATAGCGCAAGAAGCACCATTTAGTAAGGACGAATTTATTAGTAAAATCTCTCGTCTAATTAAGGCGTATGGATATGCAAGTTTTATTTGCGACAAGCATATTCGAGAAACCGATGTATCGCCTAACGGTAACACGATTCGTATGGTACATGAACAGATAGCAATTGATTTTGCTCGTTATGAGGGTTTCTTAGTATCATACAAACATAACAGTTATGGTGTTAGATATATAGTATTCACTCTTTGACATACTCCCATAGCTAAAGCAAACGGGATTAAAAGAATGTAGCAGGGAAGAGGCATTTGACATCATTCAAGGGTGGGCTAAAGAGTTTGCAGAGGAATATGGGAATTGTGATTTTGATGGATCATACTATGATGAAATAGATGCATTTATCGAAGAAAAATTAAGAACTATTTAAAATATAAAGACATGGAAGACGATCTTATTACAACAAAAGAAGTAGGCGATTATCGCATTAAAGTGTATTATTGCCGTGATTCAGAATGTCCTATAACTAATTGGGGTTTGTTTGGGTCATTCTTTTTTGAATACTCAGATACACATCGATTACATGATGAATGCAATTGGAAAACTTTCTTCTACGATAACAAGCATGATCTTAGAGATGTTATTGATGCTATTGTAATGAAGCATATAGAACAGAAAGACATTGTAAAATATTTAAAGAAAGGGGAAGCGAATGGGATCTCATTCACATACAACAGAGGTGGCAATGTATGGGAGTTGAAACATAAGACAAGTCTATATATAGGTCAAGAGTTTTCACCAGGTGATTTGAAGGACTTTGATTGCAGAGGAGAATTAATAGAGGATCTGGATGATGAAGACCTGTTAGATATCATATCCAAATATGGAAAAGATGTGGTAGCTATAGAGTGGTCGACAAGGGGTTATAATCAAGGTGATTATATAAAAGGGATAGCATACGTTACAAAAGAAAAATATGATAATGAAGTCTGCAACAAAGAAGGAGACTGGAAAGAAGATTGTGCCAAAATTATAGATAATGAAGTAAAGTCCATAGGTATGTGGATGTGGGGAGATGTAAAAGGGTACGTTCTTGAAAAGAAGGTAGCATTTACCAAGAAATACAAAGACGAATCAAGAGAGGATGAAGATTGCGAAGAATGGGAAGAGGTTGATTCTTGCTGGGGATGTTACGAGGAGACAGATGAATTGATAAAGGAAGTCATGATAGAGAATGGCTTAGAAGAATAGGTTGTAATGGCTGATAGTGACGGACGCCGCAATACGGAACGCCTTGTAGCCAGAAATCCAAAATTGAGAAATCTGCTGGAAGATGGCGAGTATATACCATCTCTTGGTCAATTAAATTTAATGGCCCATTATATGAACGAACTAAACAAAGCATTCGCTTATGTTTCGGCATCTCCCCTCTCCTCGACGTGGTATTGGTCCAGTACTGAGAGCAGCCAGGCCGTCGCGTGGTACGTGGTCTTCTCCAGTGGCCTCACGGGCACCGGCAACAAGCACATCGGAGACATGGTTCGGGCGGTAATTGATTTTTAAAAAGGATTACAATGATAACATCAGTAAAAATAAAAGACAATACAAAAACTCCATTTGAATATGCTTCGGACATAGAAGCGTTTGAAAATGGTAAAGAATTTATTTTCAAGCCAGGAGTGAATGTAATTATAGGTAAAAACGGTAGTGGAAAATCAACTTTGCTTAACATCATATCAATGTATGCGTTATGCGAGAAGTCCATGTGCTCTGAAATGCCGGCTGAGGCGCTGGATTTTCCACCTATATTTGATGATGATGACAAGGTTCTTGATGGGATTGACATATCATCTGATTATGCAGGGAAAGTATTCCGTTTATTGCCATCGGCGGAGATGAATCGAGATAGCGTATTGAAAAACATCAGCAATTTCGATTTGTATGTGAATAATATTCGAAGATCTTATGGAGAGAAAGTGGTGTTATCATTGGAATCACTCTTCAATTTAATGTTCGGTCAAAAGGATTATACATTTCCAATACAAGATCTTGTAGAATACAAGAAAAAATCAAATGCGTTTTGGATTAAAAGAATTGATAACCTGTTGAAGTATTATGGAAGAAACCGCATAACATTAACAGAAAGCAGTTTTGAATACACGGTTCTCATGGATGAGCCAGATAGGAATCTTGACATTGACAACGTAATGCAAATTTATAATGTATTGTCATTCCATAAACCACAAACGCAAATTATAGCCATAGTACACAATCCGGCATTGATTTACAAGTTAAGCAAATTAGATTGTGTGAATTTCATAGAGATGACAGAAGGATATCTAAACAAAATTAGCATATTTGCATCTAATTAATTGAAGTAATTATATACCATTTTTTTTATAAACTTATCACAATGAGCTATTTTATATTAATGGGAAGAAGAATCCCCAAGCAAGCCATAACAGGCTTCAAATTTCAAAATGAAACAGATAACATTCGTCCTTTCTTGTCAATCAGGATAAGGGGAAAGGACGAAATTATACCTTTCAAAGATAAAAAGGAGATACAGTCTGTAAAAGCGCATCTGTGTTCTATCTTTTCTGGGTTTGTAAAAATAGGTGACTGGTATCTCAAGATGTCGGAAGTTAAGGAATATAAGCCGGTGACTGCCGAAGACATGAATCCTTACATCTTATTCAAGACATCTAAGTTCGGAAACATAAAAGTTCGTTTTCCGAAAGATGAAGATATGGATGCCGAATTATTGGTGTTAGATCAGCTTTTTGATGTAGAATAAACTATTAATCATCTTTTGAAAATCATGACTTGGAAAGAATTGAAAGACAAAATATCTCTTATGACAGAAGAAGAGCAACGACAAGAAGTTGCAGTATGGGGAGAAAATATGAATCTAATGAAAGATTGTTCCTTGGAAAAAACAAACGAGGATATGTACTACAACTCTGAATGGGATTATACTCTTGAAGAGAGCGAATTGGAACCGGAAGACAAGAATGACCCTGATGTACATAAGGTATATGAAGCAGGAATGCATTATATTTATTCGAATTGATATTAAAACAAACTAAAGATATGAAACCGATATTAAACATAGAAGACATCCACAAATTGAAGATGGATGAAAAGTTAATTGAATGTATAGCAGGGAAAGTGAATTATTACAGATTCTTGTGTTTTCATCCGAGAAATTCCAATTTTGTGATTTTACTAAATCATTGTGAAGAACCTGTACGGTTTTATTATAATAGCCTGATAGACAGATTTTTTACGGATTATACGCAACGTGATATTATCACCTATCGTAAGGAATACGCCTTAAAGGAAATAAAGGAATTTGAACAAGCATTATCTGAATTAGAAGGTAAGGATAATTTAGAAGATTAAATAACAACTAAAAAGAACTAAGTCATGGATAACGAGTATGTCTACTACAATAAACTAATACCTAAAGAGCCTATTTTTGTGGATGAAATAGAAGCCAGCCTCCCGATGTGGGAAAATAGACCGCCAGCATGTAAAGGTTCTTCTTGCAAATCCGGAAGAAGCGAAAAACAGATCAAGAAAGATCGTAAGAAGAAGAAAATGAATAAACGTAATCGTAAAAAATAAGTGAGCTATGACAGCCGAGAAGTTTAAATCTATTTGCAAAGAGAAAAGAGAAAGGAATAACTTGGAATGATCTTGTCCGCATTAGGGTTATCAAACCAAAGAAATTTCTCGGATTCTTTAGGCAATTAACAGGTATAACAATCGAAGGTGCATTCAATAGATGTTCTGCTTGTGTTGAAATAATGACTGATGATGACAACGGTGTTTCAATGATGCACTATATTGATTACGAAAATATTATAGGAGTTGAATTAATTAAAAATTAAAAATAATTGAGTGAACAGTTTGCAAAAATCAGTACGAATGCGTTGTTAGGATTATCAACATCCGCCACATAAGAACCATCTAATCCCGTAAATATCGTGATGCGTTGGTAGTATGTGTACAGATAGCAAGCAGGCGTTGGGATAAAGCATTTGGCAAACATTCACTCTAAATAAGAAATAGTAGATATGAATACAGAATTTGAAAACATGGCTTTGCTGAATATAGAAGACTACAATGAGCTTAAAGCTAAAGCCGAAGCAACAGATGAGCAGATAAAGAAACAAGCCGAAGAAATGGCTAAGCCTGAAGTTGTCACATTGAAAGTGTGCTTTGACACATATGGATTATTATACAGGCCAAATACTTGTGTTGATGTTGAAATACCATTCTATGATGATAAAAAAATCAGAGATATGCTTAACAAAGCAAGTGCTGATATAATGAAATGGTGCGACAAAAATATGGTAAAATACAACAAAGAACTCAAAGAATCCAGATCTACAAAAAAACATTGCGAAGGGCTAAGAAAGCATATCGCAAATCTCGAAAGGCGCCTCTTAAAGCATATATTGGCAAACGTTATTTTATCTATTATATCAGTTGCGGCTATAATTGCTCTTTTCACATTAATTCAAAACTAAATAGACATGGAACAAGAATATGCTATTCCTCTTTTCAAAGCTGGTGCAGAGTGGCGCATTAACAGCGTGTGGCATTCTATAACAGTAATTCCAGATTGCCACCGTTTTATTGTGTTTCTCCCTAAGAAATCAACAATAGGATCAAAGAATCCAATTATGGGTATATTGGAAGAGAACAAAACTTTTATATCCAGCCGTCCAGGATGTATTTTATACAGATTAGATGAAATGGAATCATGGGCTTATTTAGATGATCTATTACCTTAAAAACAGCATAAGCAATATGGAAAGCGAAAAGAAGAAAATATGTCCCAAATGCGGCTGCGAAGATGGGTCGGGGCAAAATAATATACATAGCATGAATCCAGAACATTTTTGTAAATGTCCTATACGGTCTATTATGGAACGAGATGGAGTTTGCTATTCTTGTGCGTTTTGGATCAGACTATATGAAGAGAATAAGAATAATCCCAATTGGTTGATTATAGATGGAGAATCATGGATAGCTAATCCGTTTGTTCCCAATACAAACAACAAAACACGAAGATTTATGGGTATGGGAGGAAGAATGATGGAGGCTATTTCAAATGATGGGAGAAAAATCATTTCCAATGATTGGTGGCATCAAGGGAAAATCCCAGAAGAATTTAAGGATTTAATACCTGATAATGCCAAATGGGTAAAATGAGTTTAAGAGGAAAATATGAAAGGTTATGACCGACAGAGAACTTCTCGAAGAAAACAATAAGATGTTAAAGGAAATTCTAAGTTTTGTGAGAAAAGTTGATTCTGCTGAATACAGGGATCATCAAGACTTTATGGAATTTCTTAGAAATGTGGCAGCCGATATATGGGTTGAATATACGGAGCCTGAACAAAGAAGTAAGTTGTTTAATTTAATGAATAAAAAAAATGAAAACAGTTTTTGATTTAAGCAGAGATGAGATTGTGGCATTGACAGACGAAGAGATAAGTCTGTATATAGACAAAGAGCTTGCTGGTAAAGGTATTCCAATTGAAGCTAAGAACTGGAACAAAAAGAAGGAAAAGGAAGTTGTGTACCCGGATTGCGGGGTTCCGATATTTGTCATTAAAGACATAGGTGTAGGATTTAGAAAGATAGAGGACGCTACAGAGGTGGCGAATTTACTGGTCAGGTCCAGGGCTTTTAAGGTGGATTCAAAGTATTTAAACCGATTTTATGAGATGTTAAACGTCATAGAAGAGGGCGTCGTGCCGGCAGTAGAAGGTTGCGTAGGATACACCAATGAAGAATTTGAAAGAGTTGACAAAGAAAACAATGATCCTGAATCAGCAAAAATAGGATCATTTAATAAGACGGTAGAGGAAGCCAACAATATAAGAAGCCGAGTGTTGAAATACGTGGACAAGATAAAACGGGAGCGTGCGTACAACATCGACCTTTGCATGACCTTCGAGAGATATGTTGAGATAGCAGATAAAGATGCGGAGCGGGCTATGGCTTTCTTAAAAGAAGCCTGCCCGTTTAATGAAGAAACAGAAGTCTTTATCAGGAAAAGATACAATATGTCTATCGGTGTTGACCCGGAAGAAAATTAATTTATATTAAATCATTTTGTTTCTTATTAAGCAACAAAAGACATATCTTTGTCCGAAAAGTAAGAAACATGAAAGAGGAAGAAGAAAAGATTAAAGAGGCTATGGCTGAAGCCCTGATACATTTAGAAGGTTGCAAATATTTTGTGGCCACGATAGTAAACGAAGAAGAATGTAGGTTTGATATGAGTCAGCGTATGTCTCCTCGTCAACTGGCTTTGGTTATAAAAGGTGTATTATCAAATAATAATATGATGATGATGGATGTACTACAATGGTGCTCAGCCAGGCTTCAAACAGAAATAGAAAAAGGAAAGAAATCAACTAATTAAAATATTAATAACATGAATCGTTGGTTTGAAATTACGGTAAAAGCCGAGATTGATAATATCGAGAACGGCAAAAAAAAGAAAGTAACTGAAAAGTATTTGGTAGATGCCTTGTCTTATACAGAGGCAGAATCAAGATCTTTGGAGATCTTTAAGGATTTGTACAATTCTTTCGAGGTTGTAAAAATTAATCCTATTAAAGTGTCGGAAATCTTCTTCAACGGAGAAGCTGAGTACTGGTATAAGTGTAAGGTGAATTACGTTACACTGGATGAAAAGAAAGGTAAAAAAAAGAAAACACCATGCTATATGTATGTCCAGGCCGGCAATCCCAAGGATGCCGAAGCTGTGTTGACTAAAGGCATGCAGGGCACGTTAGGCGACTGGAATTGCGAAGCTATTGCTGAAACGAAGATCATTGACGTATTCAAATATTATCTTCAGAAGGGAGCTGAAAAATTAGGCGAGAAGAAGAGTGAAGAGTAAGGCTGATGTAGTCTCCAACATAGCGCTTGTTGTGGCGATAATATTATTGCTTTCAGCAGGCGCTTTCCTTCTGATAGTGATTAAGACAGACGAGGTATCTAAATTATTAATGAACGTACCTTATCTACTGGCTTCAGCGGGATTGTTCTTTTCAATAATATCATTATTATTCGAATGGAAAGCAAGGAAAAGAAGCTATACGTCTGCGAACGATGCGGACGAAAAGTGATGATAAGAAGTCATGGCTTATGCCAGGCTTGCAGGAGCAAAGAGTTGACTCCGAAGAAAAAAAACAGAATTACATCCATTAAAAACAGCAGCAAGAAGAAAAAGTTAGAGAGCCCGGATTTATCCGGGTTTTTTCGTCTTATGCTGGAAGAGCTGAATAGTATTCGGATGTCTATGACTGGTAGGGCTATCCATTTTCCTACAGTATGTAACGTATGTCACATACTTCCAAAAAGGATATATAAGTCGGTTGCCACTTGCAGAGATAATATAATTTTTCTACATGAATCGGAGCATACGGTATTCGACATGTATCTTGACCGGATGGAATTTGATAAACTTGAAACAGAATTTCCTTTTGTGTGGAAGTATGCGGTAAAGAAGGTACTGGATATGGAAAGCAGGGGAATGATCAAAGAAAGAGGTAGGTTGATTATTGAAATAATTGACAGATATAACCCCAAATAGTATTTGAGAAAGCAGCCACAGATATTGATGAGACTGTAACTGTGTTGTATTATGTTAAAGAGGAATTAATTGAGAAATTGCGATGATAGAACAGAAAATAAAAATATTGACAGATTTAGGGTTTGTACCTATGGTGGAGGGAAAAGGAAATACGTTGTTTAGAATGAACGATGTTGTGATGTCGGTGTCAGATCCTAATCAAACACCGGAGCAATTGAGAAAGGAAGTTATGTCTTTAATAAAAAACAAAGACATAGCAGAAAGAGGCGGACAGGTTCCAGTAGTTAAAGAGCCGGCGCCTGAGCCAGAGCAGGCCCAGAAGGAGGAACCGGAAGCTCCGGCGGAGGAAGCCGCTCCTAACCCTGGAGAAGAGGATTCGAATCCGTTTACAGAAAATCAGGAAACGTTAGAACCGTTTTATATCTGTGATGAGTTAAAGAAGATCGAGACTCCCAAATTCGTAAGATTGACATTAGACGGTAATCGTTTTTATGTAAGAAAGATGGACGATGGGACAGCCAAGATATACGCCTCGGTAACAACCATGATCAGAGACGGATTCGTAGATGACAAGACGGCTCTTCAAGAATGGAGACAGGAGATGAGGATGATTGGTCGCAATCCGGAAGAAGTATCAGAATATGATGCAGATAAAGGAACGATCATGCACTACCTATACGGATTGTACTTGACAGGTAGAGATATGGTCTTAAATCGAAGTTTTATAGTTAAGACAGTGCAAGAAGGCAAGCTTAAAATATCAAAAAAGAATCTTGACAAATTCTTTGGTAGCATAGATGATCTTGATGATATGATTGTCAGAGTTATGAAGTTTGCTAAGTTTTGTTCGGAGTATAAGGTTAAGCCGATGATGATTGAAAGAATATTGTCATTAGAGGACTATTTGGTAGCTACGCCGATAGATGCGATGGTTGAAATGACATTCAAATACAAAGAAGAAGGTTATTTTGGAGCCGTGTATCAAAGGGCCACAGGGCAGTTCAAAAAAGGTGATCCGAAGAAGGAAGTGAGAGAAGTGGAGAAAGAAGAGATTGTTATCTTAGATTTTAAATCAGGTGACATACGAAATGAACACGCTTTTCAATTGGAGGCTGAAAGAAGAATGGTTAAAAACTGGTACGGAATTGATGCACGTATTATGAATTTTTCTCCAAAAAGCACGAACAGTAAAGGTTATACGCTAAAAGAATGGTCTGATAAAAATGCTGCTATGGAGAAAGCGGACTGCGTGTTCCAACAAGGTATGTTGAATCACCTTAGAAAAGATAAGAAGTTCAAAGTGAGAAAAGGAGTGCTAAATATCAATAAGCCGTACAATGAAGAGGATCATACGGTCGTGTATGATATTGCAGAGGAAATGTCTAAAAGATTCATAATATGAACGATATTGTTATTCCTGAAGGAGATTATATAGAAATCGTAAAACCGATATGCATCAATCCTTTTGGTTATTATTTTATTAACATCAAAAGGGGTTCGAGATTAAGATTATCGAAAGATTTGAGAATAGGAGATAAATATGCAATATGTGTACTTGCATCTCATAAGAAATATGGCAAGACCATCGAAATAATAATGCCTATATTGGTCAGAAATACAAGAAGAGTATGAAAAGAAAAATTAGAAGAACAGGAGAGATAATAGACGTAATCACTTTCAGTAGCTCAACTACAAGAAGCGACCATGACAGAATACAGTTCTATGGTGATAATGGGAATGTGATAAGTGAGAGTTTAAATTTTTATCTCGATACCCTTCCTGTAAATGACGAAAACAAAGATGTAGACTGGGAGCAACGTAGATTCGATCTTATCAAGGCTTATTCTATTGAGTTTGTTAAAGCACAAAATAGAAAAGGTGAAATAGATTGCGGAGTATATGTACCAGATGTGGTGTCATGGTCTATAACTATAGCAGATAGAATCATAGAGGCGATGAGAGGAGTTAAAAATGCTTGATTTTAGAAAATACGAAAACGTACCTCGGTTTCAACTTGACCGCAGGCCGGGCAGGAGCCGACTGAAGCTAACCTGCCCAGCTTGCGGGAAAAGCCGGTGCCTCACTCCTTATATTGATGTGGCAACAGGTCAGGTTGTTGGCAACGAGTTCGGAAGATGCGATCATGAACGGACTTGCGGTTACGATAAACGACCTACTGGTAAGGATGTAGGTGACAAAGATCTTTGGATTTCGGGAAACAAGTGTATAAGAGCTTATCGTCCTCCTGTAAATCCTGACGTTGTAAATTACATACCTTTTAGCGAGTTTGAGAGGACTGTGGTTCCAGACGACAGAAACACCGTATTTAGATTTTTATCGTCTCTATGGGGAAAAGAAAGGGTATCTGATGTATTCAGGAGGTATCATGTCGGAACAATGGACTTATGGGGATGGAAAGGGTGTTGTATATTCTGGCAGATAGACAAAGATTTTGTATGTAGAACCGGCAAGATCATGGACTTTTATATAAAGACCGACAGCCAGGGGAATGAGATTGATGTAAAAAGAGTGAAAGAAAAAGACGGTGACAATGAGCGGCCTCATGTCATGTTTTATCACTCGTTGCATGCAAGAGACTTCTTGTTTAGACAATGCCTGTTCGGAGAGCATCTTCTAAGCCAGTATCCGGATAAGGTGGTTAATCTGGTGGAATCAGAAAAGACGGCTATTATATGCGCTGTGAATAAACCAGATGAGTTATTTGTGGCCACCGGAGGGTTGCAGAATCTAAGGCCGGAAGTGATAGATGTTTTAAAAGATAGAAAGACTGTAGCTTTTCCGGACAAAGGACAAGCATTTGAGACATGGAGTAAAAAGATAGATGGGATGATGATAAAGTCAAGGATAAAAGTATCGGACTATCTTCAAAATGTTGAAAATGTAGGAGATGGAGATGATGTGGCAGATTTGATAATTAGTAACAAGGTAAAGGAAAAATATCATGAGCCTGGATGTTTATATTAAGAGTAAGAAGAAGGAAGAGGATCGTGAATGGGTTGCAAACATCACCCATAACATGAACAAGATGGCACAAAAAATATTCGTATCAGAAAATAAAGAAACGCTGTACGATTATGTTTGGAGACCAGAAGAATTGTATAGAGAAATATATACCAATGAGATGAAGAATGTACTTACAAAAGGTATATGTATTATGATCTCTAAGAGAAAAAGTCTTTTGAGATACGAGCCGGAAAACGGATGGGGGTCTTATGATTCATTTCTTAAGTTTCTTATCGAATATAAAGAGGCGTGTGAAGATAATCCAGGTTATATAATTGAAGCAAGCAGATAATATGGAAAATTACAAAAACACTTTAAACGAGGTAGTGGTGATCGAATCGTCACCAGAAACGTATTTTGTTTACGCTATTCGTAATGCTATTCGTATCTCTAAATGCGCGTATCCGACAGCCAAGAAAGTAATTTTCAAAAGAGAGGACGTAGAGGTAGAGATCTCAGAAATGGAAACTGAAAGCAGTTTGTATGAAAAGTTTAAAGAAAAACAAAAGAATAGGGTATGGAACTTAATGAGCGCCAACAACGGGTTTTAAGAGGTGAAATTTGTCCTTATTGCGGAAGAGAAACTGAGCTGGTAAATGCCGATAAAATATATAGCAGAAAAGGCTTAGGGATGGTTATGATGTGCAAACCATGCAACGCTTATGTCGGTGTTCATGAATCAGGGCCGAATAAGGGAAAAGCTAAAGGCCGGCTTGCGGGGCCATCACTGAGATCTCTTAAGATAAGAGTCCATGCCGAACTTGACAGACTATTGTCTACGCCGGAGGAACGGAAAAGGATGTATAAAGATTTATCTGAATTTCTCTCTATACCGGAAGAATACACACATATAGGTATGTTCGGCGAGAAGACGATGGGAAAAATCTTTCAGTTCTGTCATGTAAACAAAGAACGATCAGGTTCGAGAATAGAATGGCATAAACCTGGAGATAAGTGCCCTAATAAAAACAATCAAATAGTGTCAGGCAGTAGCGCATGTAGAGGATGTCCTGAGTATCTTCATGATGAGAAAGACGGATATGTCTGGTGTGATCCTGATATGAGCTACGGCAGGTTGAAATAGGGCGCGAATTGCCTATCTTTGTGCTATTATTAATCAAAAAAATATAAGCACATGGGCAGATCAACAGAGTACTACAGGACTCATCCCGAAGCCAGGAAGAAAAAGGCCAAAAAGGACAAGGAGATAAATGCCAGACCGGAACAGAAAGCCAAACGCCGAGAGCTTGGTCGTAAAAACTACGAAACGGACAAGAAGAAGGGTAAGGGCTGGAGAAAAGGAAAGGATTGTTCTCATACCAAGAACGGTCTTAGGTATAAATCAGTAAAAGCTAATAGGGGATCCAAATCGGATACGAAAGGTGACAAAAATGCAAGAGGATCTGAAAAATAAAATAGATATAAGAAGGATATTCAAAACCTCTAAACAGGTTATGGAAGAGGCGTATGAGAATATCTTGAAATACAGGCGGGGAGAGCTTATCCCCGCTAAAACCGGATACGATTATATTGATGAGGCTTTGCTTGGAGGTATTTTTCCTCAGCACGCTATTGCCATAGGAGCCCGGCCATCTGTAGGTAAATCGTATGTGGCCCAAAAGATATTGGAAAATGTGATGAATCCGATGATCAACCCGCAAGCAGAAGATTATTTTCTTGTTAATTGCGAGTTCGAAATGAATCCTCAAGATCTTCTTCTTCGTAGAATGAGCCAGGATATGAAAAAGCGAGCTCCTGAAATATTAAGAAGGCAAGATTCTAATACAGTAGAAGAGATGAGGATGTTTGAAATCCTTCAAGGTGAAATCAGGAATAATATAATATACATCGATGCTCCGTGTACGGTAAAAGAGTTTGAGGCGGCTGTGTATCATATAGCTACCAAACACAAAGACAAACGTCTTATAATATTTAAAGTCGATCATATTGCTTTGATAAAAAGAATGGGGTTAGATCCTAAGTCGGCTATAGATGATTTGGTGGCGGTTATGAACGAAGCTAAATTAGTATATAAAAACATATTTTTCCTCATCATATCCCAATTCAACAGAGAGATAGAAGGAAGGATAAAAAGCCCACAAGAGCAGCCTCCGCGTCTTTCTGATTTTTACCAGTCTGATACGCTGGGTCAGTTATGTACGTTAATGATAGGTTTGCACAATCCTCGTAGGTACGGGCTGGATAAGTATATGATATTTGGGAAAGATTGGTATCAGACTCTTGATAGGTTTAAAACTGAAAACAAAACATCATTCAGGACAGCCGGACTGGTGTTTCATCATATACTGAAGGTAAGGCAAGTTAGTATGGAAGAGCTTACTAATACAATCCACCCGGAGATCCTGCCAGGGCATGGATGGATGTACGGGGAGGGCGGGACGAAGTTCGTGAACCCCAACCAGCCGCCGACTCCGCCCAAGCTCTATACTGTGGAAGACGTTACAGACAATCAGGAACAAGAACAAGAGACAAAGGAAGAACAGTCATTGTATTAAAAAAAAATAAGAACCATGAGACTAACAGTAGAAGAAAACGAATACCTGATAAGTAAGTTCCTTTTGGTTCTTACTGAGTTTGCAGGGGATGAAAGAGAGATGTTTTTAATCAACTCCATACATGATAAGGCGGTGGCGGATATGAATTATCGTCTTCCGTCTTTAATAAGCAGAGAACGTAAAAGACGAGTTATTGAGCTCCTTAAAGAAGGAACCAGAATAATCAAGGACTTTTCTGGTTATGCAGGTGATATGGGTATGATTAACGAATACGATCGTCTAAAGAAAGAAATAGGAACCGTCCAAGATCAGCTTGGCGACGTAGAAGGTCAACTTCGGGCAGCAGGAGAAGTTATAAAAAAAGAACTTGATATGATTGCTGACCGAATCAAAGAAGATCTTCTTGACCGAGAGCTGGCTAAGAGTAATGCCGAGGCCGAAAGAAAAGCCAAAGTAGATCCGAGATACGAAGTAGCTTTAGGCGATTACAAGGAGATGCTGGAAGTGATTTTTACAACCAGAAACAAGTATTCTACGGTAGATTCTGTACATGACGATCTTCGACAGTCGGTATCTACCGGTAGAAATTCGATTATTAAAGAAGGGTACAACAGTTAAAAACAAGGAGGGAATATGGAAAAGAAGGAATTTAAAGTAGGAGAAGTATTTGATGCCGGACTTGTAAGATTAAAATGTGTGGAAGGTTATACATGCGATAGGTGTATATTCGAAGATTACGATTCTTGTTCATGTACAGACATAATTGTTGGTCCATGTGGACATGTTGATAGACAAGATAACAAGAATGTTATTTTTATTAAAGCTGATTAGGTATGTACATCAATTTCAGACAACTTGCAGCATCAGACATGACTCCTAATGATCTTGCTAATCTTCTTGCCATAAGACAGAAGGATACGGTTATGATCGAAGCCATGCCGGAAGAAGATGCTGGGAGGTATATAGAGCTTGGCCTGGTTGAGAAATTAAAATCAGGCGTGATGAGATTAACCAACAAAGGAACGTCTTTTGTGAATTATATAGAGACACCGGAAATGACGGACGAGGTTCTGGAAACGTTGAAGATTATGATAGGAATGTACGAATCATATTCAAAAGACATAGGTGTCAGCAGAAAAGAAGCGGAATCCAGATTGTGTTGGTTTATGGGTAACACCTCATTCAAGAAAGAGGTCATACTTCAGGTAACGGAATCTTATATAGCAGAGTCAGGAGATTATACAATGAGCTTATGTAACTTCATATGGAAACCGCCTTCTCAGGCTTTTTCAGTCCATATGAACCTTAAAAATTCAAAGCTCTTTGACTTAATAGCTGAAAAATTTAAGATCGCTACCGAGCCTTATTTGGAGTCTAAGAAGAATAAGGAAATGGATTGGTTGTTTGCCGTATCTAAATTGCCTACGCCGCCGGCTAAAGGCAATCCGGATTATTTGTTTACCGGAAGTTCTGAAACAGACAAAGAGAGATTGAAAAACATAAAAACATACTTATTTAACAAAATTAGAAAGCAATGGAAAAAGTAGAAATCAGAAAGATTATAGAGGATATAATTATTACTCAGTTTCTTAATTCGGAAATGGATATAGTTCATGAAGAAGATGTGACGTTTAAAGAACTTGGATTAGATTCTCTTGATCAAATTGAACTGGAAATGATGGTGGAACAAAAATTAAATATTGTTATTACTGATTATGATATGGAGACCATCAAAGATATGACTGATCTTGTTTACAAAATAATAACAGAAGGGTATGGGAAGTGATATAATTTTATGCATGGCTTTAATAGCGTCATTTGCTTTTGTTATACAGTTTTTGTTGTCGATATTAGGATCTGATCTGGATACGGATATTGACATTAACAGCGCTTCTGATTTAAGCATGTCTTTGTCGGACATCATATCATTCAAGGGCATAACACATTTTATTCTTGGATATAGCTGGACCACATACTTTTCGGGTTCCCATTTAGTAGGGGTTGTGATAGGGTCGTTTTTCTTTATCGTTTTGTTTTACGTATATAAGTTACTTCTTAAGTTAAAGCAAGAAATGGTGTACGAATGTCCGGAAGATTTAAATGGCAGAGAAGTGGAGATAGTGTTTAGATCAGGGAAGAATCATTATATGGTAAATATTTCGAAAAATGGAAGACAAGAGCAAATGAGAGTAAGATGCTTGTCTGGGAAAACCTACAAAAACGGCGACAAGGCGAATATAAAATATGAAGAAGGAGAATTAAGTATCTAATTTTTTTTATCAACAATTAAATTTTAAAAGTTATGACAACAATCATGTACGTGTCAGCTATCTTAGTTGTAGTGATTATTTTGACAATCATCGGAGTCTTATCAAGGTATCGTAGATGTAAGCCTAATCAGGTCTTGGTCGTTTATGGTAAGACAGGTGGGGAAAAGAAATCGGCGAAATTATATCATGGTGGAGCAGCATTCGTGTTGCCTATTATCCAAAGCTATGATATTTTATCTATGGAGCCTATGCAAATAGATTGTAGGCTTACCGGTGCTTTGTCATCTCAGAATATTAGAGTAGATGTGCCTACAACTATTACAGTAGCTATCAGTACAAATCCTGAAATCATGCAAAATGCAGCAGAAAGACTTTTGGGGATGGATACCGAATCTACTGAAAATCTTATTACAGACATCGTTTACGGTCAGATGCGTTTGATTATTGCCGAAATGACAATCGAAAAACTTAATTCTGACAGGGATGAGTTTTTGGATAAGGCAAGAAAAAACATTGATAACGAACTTAATAAATTGGGTCTTTATCTTTTGAACATTAACATCAGTGACATCAGAGATGAAGCCGGCTACATCATGAATCTTGGTAAAGAGGCTGAAAGCAAGGCTCTGAACGAAGCACAGGCTAATATCGAAGAACAGGAAAAGCTGGGTGCTATTAAGATTGCTGTACAACAGAAGGAAAAAGAAACGGCTGTAGCTAATACCCAAAAAGAGCAAGAGATTCAAATTGCCTATACTGAAAAAGAAAAAGAAACGGTAGTAGCTGAAACAAAGAAAGAAAAAGAAGTAGCTTTGGCTTTAACCGATAAAGAAAAACAGATCGGTGTAGCTCAAGCCGATAGAGATAGGGCTGCGGCTATAGCAAAGACTTTGGCTGACAAGGAATCAGCGATTGCAAGATCTAAGGCGGAACTTGAAGTAAACAAAGCTGAAGCCGAAAGAATGGAAGAAGTTGGAAAGAATAAAGCTGAAGCTGACAAACAAGCAGCTATAGCAATACAAGACTCTGAAGCTCAGATTAAGAAAGCTGAGGCTGAGAAAAATGCTTCTGTAGGCTACAACAATGCCCAGAAAGAGGTTGCTGTATCGGTATCAGAATTACAGATCATCAAAGCTCAATCAGAGAAGAAGGCCGGAGAAGAGAAAGTTAAATCGGAAGCGGCTGTGAAAACGGCAAAAGAGCTTGCTGATAAAGAAGTGGAAGAAGCTAAAGCTAAGAAGGTTCAAGCTGCGCTTAAAGCTGAAAAGATTGTGCCGGCTGAAATTCAGAAGCAGGAGGCTATGTTGCAAGCTGATGCCGAGGCCGAGAAGATCAAACGCCGGGCCGATGCTGAAGCAGCAGCACATTTGGCAAAAGCAGAGGCGGAAGCAAAAGCTATTCAGATGAAGCTGGAAGCGGAAGCCGAAGGTAAGAAAAAGTCGTTGATGGCAGAAGCCGACGGATTTAAGGCTATGGTGGAAGCAGCAGAATCCAATCCTCAGATCGCCATCCAGTACAAGATGGTTAATCAGTGGAAAGAAATTGCTGGAGAACAGGTTAAGGCGTTCGAGCACATCAATCTCGGAAATATCACGGTATTTGACGGCGGTCAGAACAGCACCGGTAATTTCCTTAACAATGTTGTCAAGACCGTCGCTCCGGCATTGGGAGTCATTGATCAGCTTCCGATTGCAGATACTTTAAAGAAGTTAAAGGGAGATGACAAAAAATAAATACAATGGCCCAAGGTTACACTTGGGCCTAATTGAAGAAATAAAAGCAGCATTCATAGATTTCCTGCCGGCGGAAACAGTGCTTTTAAGTGCTTTACTAATTACGATATTTTTAACATGGATTTTGGACAAGATTTAGAACCAGAAGAACTGACCAAGCATTATGATCAGTGTTATGGAATTGATTTTGAAACAGAAGAAGAGGAGGATGAAGAGTATGACTGATGAGGAATTTGTATTGGATAATAAGAAAAAGGTTGTTGTAAGAAAAAGAATATCTTATTTAAACAAAGGTGATAAAGTATGGATCGTGTCTTCCGACGGGTATCTGCTACACACGGACGTAGTTAGAGCCGAACGCGGACGGTCTTATGTGGAGATAGACGGGATTCTGTATTGGAAGCGAGGATTAGATGGCAAGCATCGTAATCGTAATAACTACATGCAGTTTGCCATGACACCAGAAGACGGTAAGAAGTATGTCGTATATTACCCGGAAGGATTTAAAGACAATGACTTATGATGGTCCCGGAAACACATTTGCTATATAAGGAGTTTAATGGTGTGAAACGTCTTGCCATATCTTATTCCCAGATAGATACGTTTCTTACTTGTCCAATGAAATGGTATAAGACTTACGTAGAGGGTAAAAGGTCTACAGAAAAACAAGAAGCTACATCTTATGGTACGGTTATCCATAAAACACTGGAATACTTCTTTAAGAACGGAAGACAGCCTTCTGGTAAAGACCTTGGAGAAGCGATAAGTTACTATTCCTATCAAGAAGACATACCTTGGCAATCACCGGAAAATATGATGATAGCCATGAAACAATCTGGGGAGCTTCTTGCTTGGATTGTGGATCTGTTCAAAAAAGACGGCAATAGGTTTATGATAGCTGATAGTGATCTTAATCCCTGTGAGAAACTTATCAGACACGGCGCTATAATTGGAGTCGAAGAAGATTTTGTGCTGCCGTATCGTCTTCCTAAGCCTGTTGATATAAATGGTGACGTTCATACACATGTGTACATAGTAGGATCGGTAGATCTTCATCTGGCTATAAAGAGCAAGAACGTAGTTCACCATTATGTCATAGATTGGAAATCAGGTAATAAGGTTTTTGATTCTAAGAAGTTGGAAACGAATTTACAGCATCCTATATATTCGTTTTACATCTATAGAAAATATGGTGGAGTTCTGCCAGATATGAACATCTATTTCTTTACCAGGACCAGACAATACCAAAAGGTTAAAGTGGATGAGGAACGTAAAACAAAATCTATAGAGATGCTAAATGACACTTTATCTAAAATGTATGATTTTGAAGATAATAGTGTAAAATCATTTCAAGCGTACATCCAGGGAGCAGAAGGAGCCAGGTATAGCAAGCGGCGTGCCACCCTAAGCCAGCCTGTTTCGCAAAACAAGCTACCCTGCCCGTCGGCACTGTGTTATTATTGTGACTTTGGATTACATAACAAAAACGAATGCCCTTTCTCTTCAGATTGGGATCCGTCTAAAAAGATAAAGCGATGAAATACGAGGATGTTCAAAAGTTAAGAACAAAATACCGGCAAGATCCGGAAGTTATAAACTTGACATACATGAGAGACGTTGCTGTAAGATGCGGGAATTTTAAGAAAGCATTTGAGCTTCAGGAGAAGCTGGAGGATATATGGTTTAACTACTTAAAGGGAGTCCAATGAAAGAAGATCTAATATGTGGAGTAGCGATCCTTTTGTATTTAGTTTTATTATACTTACTCACGACAGCTTTCATAAAAACAGGTAGAGCAGTAGATCGTTATAAGATGAAGAAGAAAACTGACAAAATAAAAGTCGGTCAAAGATACGAACATAAGAACTACTTTGAGGATCCATTTGAAAGAGGCAAGCATGTGATTAAGATATTAGACGTAAAAGAAGGGTACGCTCTATATGAGTACGAAGAAAAACTATATATACGTTCTTCTGTGAGTCTTGAAGATATTGCTAAAATATATGTTTTAATTACTGATATAAAATAAGGGATTATGGAAAAGAAAGTCACAATCAAAGAAGGAATGGATATTTTTTACAAAAATGCAGGGAAAGATATATGGGTCTATATTGGACTTTTTGGAAACAAAGTGCTATCCATTTTAAAAAACAAAGGTGTTATTGCATGCGAAAACGATGCTGAATATTGTGTGTTGATGGATGGAGAAGATCATTTTATAAGTATAGCAAAAGACATGAGTCACGACTATTGTTGTGAGTACGTTGTAGAAAGAGCAGAAGCCTACAGAGACTACCCCTCCAAAGGTGCTACATGCAGTGTATGCCTGTTTGAAGATAATGAGAATAAAGCAAGGGAGATGTTGAAAGAGGCGATAATAGAACTTTCAAAAAATAATATAATAGATTGTGATGGGCTTTGAACTTAGACCTTACCAAAAAGAGGCAGTAGATGCCGGGCTTAAGTTTCTTACAGGAAGATCTAAGAAGCCTGGCATAATCGTAGCCCCATGCGGATGTGGAAAGAGCCTTCTGATATCCAAGATAGCACATGAAATAAATAGACCGACATTAGTATTACAGCCCTCAAAAGAGATTCTGGAGCAGAATTATGCAAAGGCCGTATCATTCGGTTCTAAACCTACTATATATTCTGCTTCATGTGGTATAAAGGAGCTGTCGGCTATGACTTATGCAACATTAAAGAGCATAAAGAAAGATGTAGCGAGGTTGAAGGATATAGGGATAGATACCTTATTGATAGACGAATGTCATTCAGGATATTCTCCTGAAGAAGGTTCTGAATTTATGGAGTTTATGAACAGGTTCCCAGAGGCGAAGGTGCTGGGCTTCACCGCCACTCCCTGCCGCCTCAGAACCTACAGTTCCATGCTGGAAGGAAACTATAGCAAGCTCAATATGCTGACGAAAGACGAGCATAATTTCTTCAAGAAAATAGTTCATGTGACTCAAATACAAGAACTAACCTCTCAAGGGTTTTGGTGTCCACTTAAGTACGAACGATGGTCGTTTGATGAATCGGCTCTGATGTTAAACAGTACCGGAGCTGAATACACCAACGAATCTATTAAAGAAAGTATTGTACGAAACGGCTTAAACAACTCTATCTACAAGCGCCTTCTTCAACTTATGAACGAACGTAAAGCCATTTTGGTCTGTATGGATTCTATCGAATCATGTAATAGAATATCAGAGTTCATGAATGCCAGGATGGGAGCCATAACCGGTGTCGTAACATCGCTAACAACCAAAAAGAAAAGAGAACAAATTATATCCGATTTCAAAGAAGGTAAGTTGAAGGTGGTTTTTAATTATTCAACACTTGCTACCGGATTTGACTTTCCTGAACTTGATTGTGTGATGTTTGGTCGACCAACGTTCTCATATTCAACGTATTACCAAATATTAGGCCGAGCCGTCCGCATCCATCCTGACAAGAAAGAGGCGCTGATAGTTGATTGCTGCGACAACATGAGGCGTTTCGGTCGGATAGAAGACTTGACAATCGAACAATTCCCTTCTAAGGGCTGGTGTATGTTTGCCGGAGATCAACTTCTGTCTAATATAAGGATGGGTGATATTATTACCAAAGACGAGATCCTTCGCCGGGCAGCCTCGCTTAAATCTGTGAATGGAGATGGTAGGAGAGAAGACGATCTTGACAGTATAATAATGTGGTTTGGAAAATATGAAGGAATTAGATTCAAGGACATACCAGTGTCGTATTTTAGGTTCTTGGCTGAGAATATGGCAGTAAAACCAGGAGACAGAAAAGAAAAGATTATCGAATATTATAATAGGATAAAGGCATGAACAACAAGAGAAGAAAAAAAATATCGGATGTTATTAACAACGTAAATAAGTATAAAACAGATTTTGAATACATCAAATCAAAGTTGTCGGAGTTGAAGCACAACATAAATTCAGCCAAAGATGATGTTGATATGATTTTAGATGAAGAGACTGAGGCGAGAGATAATATACCGGAATCGTTACAAGACTCAGAAAGATATTGGGAATCAGATCAGGCTGTAGCTGATATGGAGGAGGTGGTTGATGACATGGAAAGTATTATAAATGATATAGATGATGTGATTTCAACCATAGATGGGAGCATTAAAACCATAAATGGTTCTATTAAAGTAAATTTGGAAGGAGTAATATAAATGAAAACAAATGAATTAAGGGAAATACTTAAATTGTATGGTCTTCAACATGATGTTGTTATCAACAAAAGTTCAAGAAGGTATTCTATTATCTTAGATAATAACATAATAGGAACCAATCACGACAAAGAGAGGGTGGTTGTGTTCCGTCCTATACCGGAAGGGAAAAACACATTCTGCATGGAGCGAGATAGGTTCTACACGGAGTTTGAAGAAGCTTTTGATGATGATAAAGCCATAGAAGCCGTAAGACAATATTTTGAAAACAATAAAACAGAAAGTCATGAACGAAAACGAAATATTTAGATTAAAGGGCAGAATAGCCATATCCAACCTATCACGTGAGGACAAGGATATGATAAATAGCATCCTTGATGGTATCAATAAAAAGGATGAAGAAGAAAAAGGATATCTCTATACCGTGAGAGTAAAACTAAACAACGGAAGGGTTGTGCATGCTACTTTATTTTTTAAAGACAAGAAAGGCCCTACATTTGAAGATTTAAAGAAGGAGCTTGATGACATGGGAGTTAAAAATGATAGTTATAGCAATAACGGCATAATTATCATTAACCGCATTGTCATGAGCGGAGAAGAATTTGACCGCTTTGCAAAAGAAAAATGATGGACTATATTATTATATCAAATAATTAAAACAACGATAAAACAATGGAAAAGATGGACAATAATACTAAAAACATCCTTTATCCAAAAGGATCTATTTTTCGCATGTTGGAAAGTGATGTAATCAGTTCCGAATTAGAAATAGCCAGAGGAGCTATAGTGGAGGCAGTATCAGACATAGAGGTAGATGATGAATATGCTGAGGTTTGTTGCAATGGAGAGACGTTTATCGTAAGAACGGACATTATGGGTATTATTCCTGTCAAAGTATCCAGAGAAAACAAATCGGTGAAAAATGACATCATTGACGATAAACTACGATGGGATTTACTTCCAATGGAAGAGATTGAGGACATTGTAAAAGTCTATCATGCTGGTGCAAAGAAGTACGGACCCAATAAATGGCAGAACCTTGACAACGGGTTTGAACGGTATCGTGCTGCGGCTGCCAGACACCTAATGGAATACATGAAAGGGGAAAGAATAGACTCAGATACAGGATGTTTTCATCTTGCACAATGTGCATGGAACTGTATAGCTATGCTGTGGTATGACAAGCATGGAAAAGGGTTGATACCATTAAACAAGGAGGAAAAGAAATGACAATAGAACAACTAAATTATTTATTAAGAAACGAGCTTTATGCTATAAAAAATCATAAAGACAATATTGATAGAATCAAAAAAGAATACTTTGATTCCAATTATGGGTTAAAAGAAGGAGATAAGATCCGTATTTTACACGAAACAGGAGATGAAATGATAGGCTTCTTGAAAAAAGTTGAAGTATGTGAAGACGGAGATCTGTACTTGACAATCCAAAAACAAAACGAAAAAGGTGACAGAGGCAGAGGAACATGGAATATGTATCTATCATCAAAATCAATTAAAATTGAAAAATGTGTATAATGCCATGAGAGTGTTAAGTTTATTTGACGGAATGTCATGTGGTCAAATAGCGCTAAAAGAAATAGGGATCACACCTGAAGTATATTATGCATCAGAAATAGATAAGTTTGCTATTAAACAAACGCAATTAAATTTCCCTAATACTATACAAGTAGGAGATGTAAGGGATTTGAATGTAGAAGATCTTGGACACATAGATCTTATTTTATCCGGCAGCCCATGTACGGATATGTCCTTTTCTGGAAAAAGAAAAGGGTTGTCTACCGTAGAAGGAATAGAAATCAAATCACTTAATGAGTATCTTGAATTAAAAAAACAAGGATTTGAGTTTTCCGGTCAGTCTTACTTATTCTGGGAGTTTATCCGTATTTTGAATGATGCAAGAAAAACCAATCCCGAGGTATTGTTTCTTCTTGAGAACGTTAAGATGGGAAAGAAATGGGAGCTGGTATTTGATGATGCTATAGGGTGTAAAGGCAATCATATTAATTCAGCGCTTGTTTCCGCTCAAACCAGGAAACGTATTTATTGGACTAATATTCAAGGCGGAATTATCCCTCAACCTAAAGACGAAGGTTTGACTATAAGTGATATAGCGGAATATGAAGTAGATGAAAAATATTACTTATCTGAAAAAGTTTTAAACAATTTAACTTTTCACTTGAAAATAAATCACGAC